TCAATTGATCTTCAACCAATGCCGAAGCGCCGCCACCGCGCCATCGCTCGCATAAGCGATCATCCCCCCAATCGTCAGTCCCGCAAAGGCAATCAACCCCGATATTCCGTAACCGATCGTTTTCATCCGCTTCCACTCTTCAAGCGCCGGCCCGACCGCGTCGTGGTTCTTCTCGACGGTCTCCTTGAGGGTTTTGATTTCCTCGCGGATCTGAGCGTCCGCGCCGCCGCTGATCGCCATCCTGGTGTCGAGATGGGCAATCTGCCTAGCCTGCTCGTCGAGCCGCTTGTGGATCACGGCGCGGCTGTCATGGGCCCTCACCTTTTCGTCGCTGACCTCCTTGCGCAGAAGCGCGACGTTGTCCTCGATGCCCGTCAGTCTTCCCTCGACGCGCCCGAGAGCGCGGAGAATATCGTCATTCGATGTCATCTCTCTCAGTGCTCGCCTAGGGGTAAAATTTCAGCTTTTCGGATTGCGGCAAGCGGCTGACAAATCGCAAGATCCCTTGCAGCGTCGGATGGACATAAGACGAGACATCGAGGTTCATGCCGTGGGCCAGCAGCGCGGCATTGTCCTGGACGTTGGTGGCAAATATCTCCTGAACCTTATAGTCAGCCGTCCCGTCGCCATTGTCGATGCGGCCATAGGTGTTTCTCGACGTCCATTGACCAGGCTGATATTCGAACATGATGCGGGTGCCGTCCGGCACTGAAGCCGGCAGCTTGATCGTGTCCCACGTCGTCACGCCGTCCTGATTTCCAGGATGCCCGACGACGTTTCCGAGCGGAAACATTTCAGCGGCCGGCGACTTCGTCGGATCGATGTCCGTCGTGAAGGCGAGCAGCTGATCGATGACCTTGGCGTAACGAGAACTCGCCTTGATGGTGTTGTTCACCGTCGCCAAGGTGGTTGTCCATAAGGCGGGAACGGTATAGCCCGCGACCGTCCGGCCGCTGTCCGACGAAGGGGTCATGGTCGGAATTATGGTGACGCCGACGACATGGATGCCCGCCCCATAGCGCGTCTTGACGCGGTCGACCAAGCCGAGCTTGGCGTTCGACCATGTGCTTGCCGTGGCGCTGTTATCGTTGCGGCCGGACTGGTCGAGAACGAACGTCCAGATATTCTTGCCGCCGTTGTATGTGTCCCGGATCGCGTCGATCATGGCCCAGCACTTGGTTGCCGAGGTCGCCAGCTCCTGCACCGACTTCGAGCCGGGGACGCCCATGACGAGGGGTATGATACTGCCCCATATCGGATCTCGTGCATCAAGCCAGCGCAGCCACATGCCCATGTTGCGCCTGGCGTCGGCCGTGGCGGCAATCTCCTGGCGCTCGATGAGGCTATCGGACAGGACCATCGGAACCGGCCGGCCGTCCCACCCCTTGGCCAGAACCATTGCAGGGCCATAGGCAAGAGGCTGCGAGTTGCTCTCATTGCCGACCGTATTATAGAACGTGTCGCGGGCTGGCGTGCTCGCCGCGTTCGCCAGGGCCAGCGCCCGAATCGACGTCAGATCGGTGGCGGCCCAATATTTTTCGCCCCGATGGCGCTGGCAGCGATAGCCGCCAATATAGGTCTGCCCGATCGTACCGTGCCACACCGTTCGGATGCCGAAGACAGACCAGGCCGGCAGGGCGCTTGGCAGCGTCACCTGCCCGTAGACAATGCCGGTCGACGCCGTGACGGTCGCGGCCGCGTTGCCGCCGAAGAGCACCGGGTATTCCGTGCCATCCGGGTGAATGAAGAACACCTCATCGATCGCAATATCGGCATTCGGCAAGATCGTCTCCTGCGGCGCAAGGTTGCCCTCCGTGCAGCCGAAACCCACAAAGGGAATCAGGAAATCGTTGGTTTCGTAATCAGGTGAGCCGAAGAACAGCTTTGAACATTGATAGTTCAGGTCGGCCGCGTAAGTTTGCGTGAAACCCGCCGGCCAACGGGTGCCGGTGGCGGCCGGCATATAGCGGCTGGCATCCGGCACCCATGGCGGGGGCGCAAGGTCAGCTCCGCCCATCGGGTTCGTCAGGGCAAGCGAGATGGCATTCATCATCGGCGTGTTCCATATCTGCTGGTGAGGTCGTCGTAGAATTGAATGGTGCGCCCCTGGCGGGCGTTGGCGCGGTCGAGCGCCTGGCGCTCGCGGGCGAGGATGGCGATGACAGGCTCGCCCTCGACGACAGGCGCATGCGCTTCCTGGCGGCGGAGATCATCCGGCAGCGGCGGCAGAGCGACGCCCGCCGCCGCCTGCCCTGTCGTCACCGCCGCGCTGTTCAAGCGCTCAGTGGCGGAGCAGCCACTGACGATCAGCAGCAGTGACAGCGCAAGCGCGGTTCTTTTCCGAAAGCTGAAGCTCATAGGATTGGATCTCGGTTTCAAGTGTGTCTCTGGCGGCCTGCTCGGCGGCTTCTGCGGCCTTAAGGCGCTTGCGATGCTCTTCGGTCACCTGGGCGGCTGCGTTGCGCTGGCGCTCCATCTCGGCAGCCTGGGCCTCGGCTGCGGTCTTTTCGGCAACGAGGATATAGCCGGCGCGCGCCTGCCTGGCCGCCGAGGGATAGCCGATCGAGACGGCATAGAGGTGATAGAGCATCAGGCCGGCGGCGATGCCGGCGCCCATCTTGAGCGTGTCGAGGACGGAGAACATCAGACGCCCTCGAGGCAGAAGGCGCGCTCTTTCTGCCGACGCCGGGTCAAGCCCGGAAAGACGATGCCGGCGGCGCGATTCCACTTCAAAAGCGCCTCGCAGCCTTCGGCCGCCCTGCCCTGGTTGATGAGCCTGACCGCGCTCGAGCCGCAGGCCGCCTTGATGCCGACATTGTAGGCAAAGGAGGTCAGCGCCACGAAGCGGGCATCCGGCAGGGCGACTCGCACACAGCTTTCGATGCCGCTCGCATAAGTCTGCAGTTCCAGCGCCAAGAGCGCCCTGCACTGCTCCACCGTCTTGCGGTCCCCCGGCTTCACGCCATTGGTGCTGCCATAGCAGATCGTCCACGGCTTCCCCTGCGTCGCCGGATCGGGATAGGCATTCTGGCGCAGCCCCTCGAACGATCCGACGAGCGCCGCGGCCATGGCCGCGGCGGCACTACCCTTCTGCAGGCGGTTTGCCATTCAGATCTCCTGAGATTTGCTGCTGAACGAAGATGCGGGCGATGATCGCTGCCGCAGCGAAGAGCCCCGATGCCGTGGACATGGCGAGCTGTATGTAGAGGTTGCCGGACACCCAGCTGGCAGCGACGACGTTGGTGACGGGCTCAACGACGATGAAGAGCAGCCCCAGCGCCACGAGGCGCACCGACCAGGCGCGCCTCAGCACGGCGCGCCAGTTATGGACGAGCATGGAACGTCTCCGATGTTTGGAGGGGTTAAGCCGTGATCAGGTTCCGAAGGCGACGAAGAGCAACAGCCGCAGCGGCGTGCCGTCGATGTTCATGAAATCGCCTCGTTGAGGTGGATAAGTTTTGTGGAAGGTTGCAAATCTCCGCAGCCGGAGTCATTCATGCGGCGCTGGTCAAGCGGTAAGCCCTGCTAAAGCATTTGCGAATATTCTGCCCAGAACCACGAGGCCTGCCGAAGGAGGAAAGCGAATGCGTGTCTTCGTTCTGACTTTTGTTCGTCTCGGACCTGCTTTGGTCTATGCCATCGGTGCGGTATTTGCCGCCAGCATGCTACTGCTGGCCATGTATCCATCACGCCCGTTTGCTTGGGCGCTGTACCTGACGATGCTGCCGGTGTTGCGCTTACCTCTTATGTTACTTAGCGCGGCGGGGATGGGGGCGTGGGAACTTCTCATTGCGTTTGCGTCAATGGCGATTTTCGGCGTCTATCTTGCTTTTCATCCGAAACGGTTTCTTAGGGCACGCTTCGTTCATGCCCATGTTGCGCTGCTTGGGCTGGTGCTTGCCAATGCCGCTGCAAGCACAGCCGAGGCAGGTCGCAGTGGGGCGTCACTCCCCGCCGGTTATATCGACTGGTCACTACCGTTGCCTACAGCGCTGCTCGGAACCGCGTTGATCGTCGTGGCCGCCCTCGCCTGCCTTTTCACTCACGCCGAGATCATCCGCCGCATCCGCATCCGGGCCAGAATTGATCGGCTGCTGGCGCATCGCGTGTCGTTGCATTGACAGACGCCGACGGCGGCGCGTCGGTGTAAATCACATCCCCAATAGTTGGTATTCACCAATTTAGCCGGTTGCGATTGCCATTTTCCGCAACCGTGCGAAGATGCGTTCAAACAACGCGGGGGTACAAATGAGCAATCGACACTTGATTATTGCAGATGTCATCGGCCGGATTGGTATCTGTTCCTATTCAATACTAGTTGTGTGGACCAAGATTGCGCGGACGATGACGACCGGCGACTATCCGTCCCGGGGCATCGTATTCCTAATAGCTGAGATCGCTGCGATCTTATTTATCGGCATGATGTGTGTCGTGACCTTAACGAGAATGCCCCAAGTACGGTCTGCGCGCGGCGTTGAACCATACCTGACGGCGATGGCAGGCACCTTCCTCTTCCTGCTGATCGCCTTCCTGCCTCCGCCAATGGTGTTGCCAGATACTGTGCGCCTTGCCGCAATGGTTTTGATGATCATTGGCTTCTTTTCATCGGCATATATGCTTGCGATCCTCGGCCGCAGTTTCAGCATAGCACCGGGTGCAAGAGCTCTGGTCACAACGGGGCCATATTCCATCGTCCGGCACCCCCTCTATCTGACCGAGGAGATATTCATTATCGGAATGATCCTATTCAGCTTTTCTCCGTGGACGGTACTTCTCGGAATCGTGCATTGGTGCCTGCAACTTCGCCGGATGAGTAACGAAGAGACGGTGCTCCGGGCGGCATTTCCAGACTACCGGTCATATGCCGAGTGCGTCCCCAAGGTGATTCCGTTTTTGCCCATGCGCGGCAAACGCGCCACGGCCACTGGATGATTTCCTCGCTAGGTTCCGGCCGAGAGGCGACAGCGCCAGAATGGAGATGATCAGCCGTCATGGCGGCAAAGGCCGGGGCGTCATCGGTCACACCATCCCCGATCGCTCCATAATCATCTGGGTTGTAAATCGTCATGGGTCTTTATCCTCTCTGCGGGTATTGGTAAGAGCTAGCTTAGGGTTGGATCGCATCAGTCATCATCACGCTTGCAATTCTCTACCTGCGCGCGCCGGACATTTGGCCGGCACGGTTTTGGGCTGAGGATTTGCTTGCATTTTGTCGCAGGCTCAGCACGGCGGGATTTCAGTCCTCTTCAAACCGTATGCTGGCTATCTGCACACCGTTCCGAGGGTTATCAGCTTGCGTCTCTATGTTTCCCGACAACCTATGCGCCGGAAGTATTCTTGTTTTTTGTACTGTTCTTCACTGGCTGGGCCGCGTCTCTAATAGCGAGAAGCGTCGGAGGATGGATCGGTGTTTGGGCCGGTGCATCCCTGGTCGTGACGCCCGCCGCCTGCCCCTTCGTCACCGCCGCGCTGTTCAACCGCTCAGTGGCGGAGCAGCCACTGACGATCAGCAGCAGTGACAGCGCAAGCGCGGTTCTTTTCCGAAAGCTGAAGCTCATAGGATTGGATCTCGGTTTCGAGTGTGTCTTGGGCAGCCTGCTCGGCGGTTTCTGCGGCCTTAAGGCGCTTGCGATGCTCTTCGCCGGCCTTAGCCGCCGCGTTGCGCTGGCGCTCCATCTCGGCGGCCTGGGCCTCGGCTGCGGTCTTCTCGGCAGCAAGGACATAGCCGGCGCGCGCCTGCCTTGCCGCCGAGGGATAGCCGATCGAGACGGCATAGAGGTGATAGAGCATCAGGCCGGCGGCGATGCCGGCGCCCATCTTGAGCGTGTCGAGGATAGAGAACATCAGATGCCCTCGAGGCAGAACTGGCGTTCTTTCTGCCGGCGCCGGGTCAGGCCCGGAAAGACGATGCCGGCGGCGCGATTCCACTTCAAAAGCGCCTCGCAGCCTTCGGCCGCCCTGCCCTCATTGATGAGCCTGACCGCGCTCGAGCCACAGGCCGCCTTGACGCCGACATTATAGGCAAAGGAGGTCAGCGCCACGAAGCGGGCATCCGGCAGGGGCACGTGCACGCAGCTTTCGATGCCGCTCGCATAGGTCTGCAGTTCCAGCGCCAACAGCGCCTTGCACTGCTCCACCGTCTTGCGGTCCCCCGGCTTCACGCCATTGGTGCTGCCATAACAGATCGTCCACGGCTTCCCTTGCGTCGCCGGATCGGGATAGGCGTTGTGGCGCAGCCCCTCGAACGATCCGACGAGCGCCACGGCCATGGCCGCGGCGGCACTACCCTTCTGCAGGCGGTTTGCCATTCAGATCTCCTGAGATTTGCTGCTGAACGAAAATGCGGGCGATGATCGCCGCAACGGCGAGAAGCCCTGTCGCCACCGACATGGCGAGCTGGATGTAGATGTTGCGGGACACCCAAGTGGCGGCGACGAAGGTGTAGACGGGCTCAAGGACGATGAATAGCAGCGCAAGCGCCATGAGGCGCACCGACCAGGCACGCTTCAGCACCTCGCGCCAGTTATGGACGAGCATGGGGTGGGCTCCGGATTTTGGATGTGGCGAAGCACCCGTCTCGAAAGAGACGGGCGACGTGTTTTGGTTATTCAGTAAGGCGACACGTTCAACGACGTTATCGAGTAGTCGGATAGATCCGATCACGAAGCCGGAATATCGGCTGCTCAATGAATTTGTAGGACAGGGCTGCGAGCAGCAGCGTTATTGCCGTGAAAACTAAGAACTCACCGGGACCATGCAATTGAGGCTTCACGCCGAAACTTGGCTCCAGCCAATGGGGTGTCACGAAGAAAAAGAACGTGTAGTTCACGACCTGATGATAGACATAGGCACCATAGCTACGCTTGCCTATGAACACTAGAACCGGGGTTTCCATCGCCTTCGCTGCGGTTGTCGCCCTGCCGACAGCCAAGAAAAATATTAACGATGAGGCGATCATATAAACCGGCACGTCGACAAGCACTCTGCCAACAAAACTCGTCCGAAACGCGAATAAACCTTCACTCATCTCCGTCAATGACAGCAGGCAGAGTGCCGCGATGCCAACCGTCAGAATAACGGAGAAACAGCGCGACACCGCGGGCGTAATTCGGCCTGTCGAAATGATGATGGCGACCGCTGCACCGGCAGCCAGCGAATCCAGATTTCCGAATGTGACGAGGACATTCGCTTGCCCAAGATCGGCATACCAGGCAAAAGCGCGCCAGCCGATCGCAAGGGCAAATGCTCCCAATAGCGAAAGCCTCCACGCATTCGGCCGGAGAAAGATGACGATTGGCGCCCAGAAAACATAGAACTGCTCTTCAACCGCAAGCGACCACCACGGGGCGGCTGGTCCATAAATTCCGATATCGCCTCGTAGCAACACATTCGAAAGATTCTGCACGAAGAAGACGTGATAAATCACATCCTCCCGCACAGCGCCATTCAGCGATATGCAAATGACAAATGCGAGAGCCAGATAATAGATGGGCTGAATACGGAAAAATCGGCGGCCATAGAAGCCCTTGAGAAGCTGTAACCCCTTAGCCTCAGACCTTCGGCCGGCTAAGTCGACGAGTATTTTCGTGATTAGAAAACCGCTGATCACGAAGAATACTACGAGCCCGCCTCGCCCCCATTCGGCGACCTTGTTAAGATAGGGAAGCGGTGACCAATGAGCCATCAGCACCAGAAGTAGCGATACTGCTCTAAGTCCATCTAAGCCGCGTATGCGACCGCGCGCCTGTATGTCTAACTCTCGATGTGCAGGAGCATCCAAGTCCAATCCCTCCTTCTCTCGGCGGAATAACGCAATCCTGCCGGGATTGAAAGTGCTCCTAAACGTTACCCGCGTCAGAGTTTATTGTATGCGGTGCATCACGATGGCCAGTTGACGACGCTTGCTGCCCCTATGGCCGCCTCTGCATCGGTTGCTGCGTCGATCGCCTTCTTAGTCCCGAGGCGTGTGGCCTCGATCGCCGCCCCGATCGTCTGCCAGGTGGTAAAGCTTGCATTGATGACGTTCGCGACCTCTGCGGTCGTTGCTCCCGTGATGCCGACCTCGGCGAGGAGCAGCGGATAATCCTCGTCGACAGGTGCGGCCGCTTCCAGATAGGCGCCAGCCTCATCGGCGTTCTCCGCATAGATCAGAGCTTGGCCGGCGCCGGCCGTGATGTATTCCCGGCGCTCGGTCTCGGCTGCCGCGTCGATCGCCGCTTTAAGCGCTGCCTTCAACGCCAGTAGATTGACCACGCGGCTCGCCCGCGATGGTCAAGAGAAGGAGCTTGAGTTAAAAATCACATGGCACGACGGCATCAATGGCCGCGCATGATGCGCTCGATACAGTGCGGGACGCGGTACGTCCCAATTCGACCCACTTACAATCCGAGTTAAGTGCGATATTTGACGACTTTCGCCGGTGAACCCACCGCGATCGCATAATCGGGAATATCGGCCGTAACGACGGAATTTGCTCCAATCACGGCACCGGTTCCTATCGTGACGTTCATCAGTATTTTGGCACCCGCGCCAATCCAGACGTCATCACCAATTTCGACAAAGCCGATTTCGGCCTTCTGAAGCCTGATCGGTACGTCTCGCCTCATACCGTGGCCGTGATCGATGATCTGGACATCCGAGCCGATCAGCACATCATTGCCTATGGATATGCGGTTCTTGGCCGTGATGATGTTCCGGCGCCCGATGACGGTGTTGTTGCCAATGAAGACTTTGGGCTCTGGCATTGTAAGTTGAAAGAACGACTGATCTTGGATGGTGACGTTATCGCCGACCTCAAGGACGGCATGACCGACCAGGCGGAACTCAGCGCTGCGCTTCACCACGAGATTTTCGCCGGCGGCGGTGAAGTAGCGGAAGCGCTTATAAGCAGTAACGAGCCGCTGGATTACGCCGCCTCGATTGCGATATGATGCCTTGTCGACCTGTGCCATTTCTACTCCTGGCGTGATGGCAGCATGTCAAAACACAGGTGTGGAGCTTATTCAAGAGCTCCTTCCGCAAGGGAAATGGAAGCCATCGGTCCAGATCCAGATGCTGCCGGTAGAGCCGCCCAACGCCATGCGAATTTGCCGACTTGTATTTGTCCATATCTCCTGCGATCCCACTGCGAACCCGCTTGCTATTTGGATAGTGCCGACGTTGGCGCCATCACTGCCGGCGCCGGCAACAAGCGCACCTTGTGCAGGGTCGGATAGCAGAGCTGCGTTAGTCGTTGCCGACGATGTGAACTCGAAACGCAACTTCGCTTTGACTTTCACCCCATTTGGCACTGTTAGCGCCAGAAGCGTCGAGGTCGTAGAGATAGCGGCACCGATAGCATCCTTGACCGGCGTCACGAAGGTATATTCGTCACGTGGATACATAACGAACTGTCGAATGTTCGAACTTCCATCGGTCAGCACGACGCCGATGCACTTCACGATGGTATAGCCGGTGAGCAGCGTCGTGGTGATGCCGCCGATCGTTGGGGAAGTCGAAAAAACCACGTCGAAAGACAGGTCGGCGTCCTTGCGCAGGGCATATGCGAAATAAGCGGCGTTCGCCGCAACGGCGCCGGTGTCGAGGCCGCCCGCGCCCGTTCCGGCCGCAAATGTTCCAGTCACCCTTTTGGTGAATGACGCTGCGCTGGAAACGAAGCTTGCCCCCGATCTGGCGGAACCGGCGGCGAAATCGATATGGGTGTTCGGGTTGCCGCCGTTGTTGGAAAGGATGAGTCCGACGACGAAATCGCCTACCGCCGAGCTGTCAGCTTTACTCTGTATCCTGGCGAAGAGCTTGTGGGTGAAGAAAGCGGCACCGGAACATATGATGTTGACGCTATAGCCGTCCTTGAGGACGAGCGTTGCCGCCCCGTCGACCGTCTCTGCCCCGTTCGGATCAATCGTCACGTCCCCGCCATCGGCGATGACGCAATAGTGCCAGTTTGCGCCGAGCGTTGCCGCTGCGGTCAGGGTGAGCGTCGCGGCCGCGGTAAAGCGATGAACCGCGTTGCCGTCGGATGCAAGCGCTGTGTAGTCGCTCGACTTGGCCGCATAGACCAGAGCCTGATCGAATGAGACGTCAACGCCGTTCTGGGCAAAGCCGAGCAGACCACCGCCTTTCAGATAGAGGCCGGTCTGCGGGGTCGAGGCAAAGCCGAGGCCCGGGCCGGACACGGTTCCGCCTGCGGCCTTGAGGGGCGCGATCATCGGCGCCGAGCCGTCGCGCGGCAGCGAATTGGTGATTTCGTTGCCGAGGTCGGTGGTCAGCGCGTTCCACGGCGCCGGGTCGATAACCTGGCCGACGGAAGGTGTCGTGCCGGCGGGCTTGGAATAGACGCCGGTGGATGGGTTTCTGGGCAT